TGGTAGGGTTTATTCATGGGGTTACAATAACTATGGACAACTGGGTCTAGGTACTAATACTACTGACGCTACCAACAATAACAATAGAACAAGTAGCCAAAATAGACCACAGCAGATACCAACGAAGTATTTTGTTGATCCAGAAACAAAGCAGGAAGTCAAGATCGTAGATGTTTATGCTTGTGGACAGGAATATGGTATATCATTCTTTAGAGATGAAAACGACTATCTTTGGTCATGTGGACACAGAGGTAATGGTACACGTGGCGTAGGTGGTAGTTCGGACAACCTAAGTTATCCAACAAGATTAGGAAAACCTTGGCCAAACATCAAGAAATTCATGTGTCAGGCACGTGACGGCTATGGTGCGGCAATACTGCTTGACCATAACGGTAACATGTACTCATGGGGTTATGATGAAGGATACGGTGGACCGTTGTTAAACTACAACACCGAGTACAACAGTAGAACACACGAGGTACCAATTCCAGCAAGAGATCCTATGGCAAACTCAGGACGTATTGATGACTTCTGGTTGCTAGGTGACGGACGTTGGATGTGGTGTATTGTTAAGGACTGGATCGGTGACATGTATGGTCTAGGTCGTAACGATAGACACAACCTAGGTCAGCCAAACAACAGATCTAACAACGTACCAAGATTGTCGTTTATTCCAGGACCTAAGAACTGTTGCCACGTTGTAGGTAACAACCCACAAGGTTACGATGGTAGCGTATATCCAGGTACATTCTTCCTACAGGAAGACGGTCGTGCATGGCACTCAGGTAACAGTAACTATGGTTCCGGTGGTCACGCAACAAGCGGCAACCCAGTTAACTGGGATTGGAGATACCAAGAAGGTAAACCAGGTCAGGAAAACTTTGTTGAGCCTGTATGGCAATACTCACAGCGTATCACAGACATACAAGCAGGTGGTAGAACCGACCAAACAGATAGAGATATGGCATGGTGGATTGGACACAATGGTACATATCTAATGTCAGGTTATGACGGTGAACAGGGTTACCACATACTACAGGGTGATACTTGGACCTACAGATACTACAACCAATTTGGTAATCCAGGTGCATATCACAGATACACAATTCACAATATAAATGGTGATTAATTTAAAGAAGTAGAAAAGAAAAAAGGAGCCTTTAGGGCTCCTTTTTTGTGGCTGTCGTATCTTTATGATAACAGTTCTTTGATGCTTGGAATAGTTTCGTTGCATAGATCATCCATGATCTTGTCAACTTCTTTCTGGTCTACGTTTCTTTCTGCGTGAATAAACGTTTCAATTTCGTTTTCACTAAACTTACTAAAAGGATTGTGCTTTAGATTATCTGCATTTATGTTTACTTCGTGTACCAGTTTAACCAATCCTAGATAAATGGAATTCATTATCTTAAGATATTCTTCCTTGCTTGGAATATTAAATTCATCTATGATTCGTCCAACCCATGAATTAAACTGCATCACAGATTCAGCAGTTACAGGTCCTGTATCTACACCAGGTTCCAATTCTTCTCTGATTGATATCAACGACTCTCCAATGTTTTTGATAAAAGGAAGCGTGTCTTCCTTGTAATTTTCTAGTATTGATGAAACGCTGTCCATCATTACGTATATGTTATTATATAATTTTAGTTCCTTAACTAAATCGTTTTCGACCAAATCAAAGCATTCTTGTAATTTCACTTTATTCTCCTTGAGTAATGTTAGCGTCTGCTGGTTGTCGTAGTGTGTATGCTATGTTAAAACTAGCACTGATTCTATCTTCTTTGGTGTTATTAGGTTTAACCCAATGTTGCAAAAACCCAGGAAAAACAACAAGTGTTCCTTCTTTGGGTTGAATTTCTACGGTGTGATTGTAGAATGGCTGGAATCCTCTATCCTTGCCAAATCTACTAGGTGGCGTACAGGTTTGTGCCGCCATGTATGGATTGATTGCAATAAACTTACCGCAGTCGCCTTCTGGTGCTTTAATAAAGTAAGCACAACTAAAAACACTCCAACCGTGTATGTGCGGAGCATTATATGATCCTGGTGCGTTTATGTTTAACCACATGTTTTGAATGATCGTTCGATATTCTTCTTGATCAATATTCATATCCTTTGCAATTTCTGGAGCACACATCTCAAAAAATCTTTTTGACATTTCCTTGCCTTCCATATAATTGTAGAGCTCGTCATCTGTGTGGAATCCGCCCTTGTTACTGCGTTCTAAACTTGCTGTTGTATCTTTAAGTTTATATGCAAGATCGGCTAATCCTTGATTGAATACAGGATCACCAAAATTTGGAAATTCCCAAAACGGGATTGGAAATATGGGTCTAAACATGTGTCTTATTTCTCCTATTAATATAAGTAATTATAGCAAACTATACGGAGAATGTCAAGATATGAATGAACATTTTATGGAACTTTACAAGACACTAGACAAAATGATGGAAAATGCAAACAAGCAAATTGATTCTAGCGGTCTTACTGTAGAACTAAAACAAGAAGGTAGATCTTTAGTAAGAGATCTAGGAAGTGCTATAGAAAGAATGAAACTAAATCTTAACAATCTACAAAATGCCGGTGGTATAGTAGGTAATATACATCATACTGATGGCGAAGTTTTACGTGCTTCTAGAGAAAGACTAGAACAATGGTTAGTTAATCACTGTTCTTCTGGTCTTGTTGATCAGCAGTCTTAATTGCTTGTGTATCACCCGGTGATAATCTAAAGATATCCGTTTCCTTTAATGCATTACCTACTTCCAGTAAAGAACCAGCAACATTTGCCTTTATTTGATGTGGAGTCATTGGAGCCATTCTAATAACATCTCCGTCTTTCAAATCAGACTGTACAACATTTCCACTATCGGTATCAATATACATTACTGTAAATTGTCCTGCACTGACAAAAAAGGTTTTATCTCTCTGTTTGTGAAAATGCATACTTGTTTTGGATTCTGGTTTGAATATTAGTACCTTTGCACAGTATAAGTCATTACTGGTGAATACTAGTTCTGTCCCCCATCCTTTTTCATTTGGTCCTGTTTTTACGTACATTATCTTTCCAAGTGTTGTATAAGTGTTATTACTGTTTCTATCTTAGTCTTTATTTGATTGTTGTTTAAAGTGTTTCTTAAGCCCGTGTGTAGGGGTTTAGGCCACCTGCCGTACTCAACCCAAGCATAACCGCTATGTTCGTCATTAAGCACAGGAATAAATTCATTATCAATAAAACACAAGTAGGTATGAAATTGAAATTGTTCATCATTGCTAACAAACAGTTCCAGTGGAACGGTTTTAATTATTTCAGGTAGTGTTCCTATTTCTTCTTTTATTTCTCTCTTAAGGCCTTCAAACGGAGTTTCTCCATTACCATTAGTGCCACCAACCAAACCCCATTGACCGTTTTGTTTGGTTTTTGTTCTTTGTAATAGTAAGAAGTGTTTGCTTTTAAGGCTATAAAAAAGAGCACCACTACAAATAATCTTGTTGTTCATACAAATAGTTATTTGATCTTGTGTGCTAAATGACTAAATTAGAGTTCTAAACGCCACTCACCTGGACCGTATTCACCCGAAACGCTAAGAACAAATTCTTCACCATTCCATCTATACTGTACACCAGTAAACACATTTGTAACGTAAATCATATTCTGTAGTGTACCGTCAAAGATTATGTGCCAACTGTTTCCGTCCCATTCTATTATTTGGTTGGGTTTTGCAACAAAGTCAGTACCATCAGAATTTTTCCAAGCATCCGGACCATCCTCGTTGATTTCTCCTCCAATACCTTCTCCTATGATTAGATATCTAGTACCTGCTGTAGGTAAAGGTATTCCGTGTCCTGGACCGCTTTTTTGAGGATCAACAATAGCATCAAAAGTTCCTCGATTAACACCGATTGGACTTTCAATTACTGTGTTGCTAGGAAATGTATCAGTATCCCAGTTAATCGTTAGTTCGTTGTCTGTTAACGGATTTAAACTTGCTTGTCCTACCACTTCGTGTGTTTCATCTATTTTAAGATACAGTGTTGAAAGACCTGCTTTAAATTGTCCTGGATATTGATCAAGAACAACACGCCAGTTTAGATCTGCACTTTGTTTAAATGGAGTTAGATTGTCTGCTCCTGTTCTTGCCCCTCTTTCAAGTATAGTTGCACTATTGCCTATAACAAAAAGATGGAAATTACCTATGTTAACTTTAAGATTTGCACTTTCTTCTAAAATTTCTCCGAACACGTCATAACTGGTATCGTTAACATTCATAACAATGTCGGTAACAACACCAAGTTTTTTAACCTTAGATGGAGGACTTATGTATATGGGAGTTTCTAGATTTAATGTAGCAACGTCAATTTCAGACTCAGCACCAACCGGTACGCTTCTACTACTCCAGGTTGTTCCTGTTAAATTTACCACGCTCAAACTCGTCCAGTCAATGTAGTTGTCTGTGGTTTGTATTTCTAAACTTGGATTAAACAGCATTAGTATCTGTTCCATAATCTGTAGTTTTTGATCTGTATTAGTTGACCAAATATCCACATTAACACCAAGTGTATACGGTGTAGGCATTAGACGTTCTACAGTATAATTCTTACCTTGTTCATTTAAATATTCTTCGCCTTGCGAATCATAAGCACGTTCTCTAATGTTTAACTTGCTAACATAACTTGCATCTGCAAGTCTAGCAGTATCCATCTCAATACTAGTAACATACACAGCCATTCTTGGAGCACTTGGGATTTTGTTTTCTGAATTATCTCTGATAATGCTTGCAACCTGTCTTGTCAAGTCACCATAGGTTACTGGAACCTTAACTATTTTACCATCACCGTCCTTGTAAGCAAAGTCACTAAACATTCTTACAATTTGTGTAAGGTAACGTCTTATTTGTCCATCATAAAAATGTTGCATTAGTTGTCTGCCTTAGGTTTAAGTGCTTTAGAAAGGCTCTGTCTTTCTTGTACAGTTTCTCCACCAATTTCGTTTGTTTTAGTGTTGTTGATAAATGTACCTTTCTGATTTGCTCTTGTATCTGTATTAGATAGCCCGTGTCTAACCTTATCTTCGTATTTCACCCAACGTCTTCCATTAAATCTAAATAATCTGTTTGGCAAGAAGTCAGTTCTTAACCAATAATCTCCCTCAGACGCAGTGGTTGGAAATGCAATACCGTGACCGAAAGGTTCACCGTTTGGTGCAATGCCATCGCCAGTTAGGTAACCATCATACCCGTCTTTCTCTGGAGTACCATTTGCTTTGTCAATAGTTACTTTCTGGTCTGCTGATAAATCTGCATCGTCAACTGTTACTATCTTAGGCATACCTGCTTCATTAAGTGCAAGTGTGTAATAATGTTTTGTATTGTACCCGCTTTGTGGAGCATCTGCTTCTGCTTGTGCAACAACAGCATCATTGATTTGCATTTCTTTTTCGTATGTAGAAAGCACATCTCTTAATGTATCTGCACTGCCTTCTTCAGCAGGTAAGTCAAGTATATCCTTGTATTCCTGACTATCCATTATCTGTTTTAACTTAATTCTGTATAGATGTGGATACCAAGTATGCGAAAAGCCTTCTGCGGCTCTGCTTACTTCTTCCACAACATAAAATCTTTTTAGTGCAACACTAAAATCATTTAGTGCATATTCATCCTTTAGGTGTGGTAACTCTATTACATCACCACTCATTATTTTTCTGCCAAGTGCCTTTACACTACTGTTAATATGAATGGTCATAAACAGTGTGTCATTTTGTAAAAATAATCCAAACTGGCTTAAATCAAAATCAATATCTTGTACGTTGTATATGCCACGCATTGTATAGATATCTGGATCATACTTTCGATCTCTATTCTCTAAAAACAACATGTCCTGTATGTTTGTTTCCTTTACAGCGTCATAGCGAGGCTGATCTGCTGTAGCATCGTCTTGTGTAGGATTGTTTGGCCCGAGGTATTTGTGTACAAAAATATCAGTACCGCCAACCTGGAACATTTCATAGATCTGTCTATCTATAAACGTGTAATCCTGTCCTTTTTCTGGTTTATATAAACTGAGTCTTGGCATAGTATAACTATTTATCGCTGTGTGATCAGATAAATATATTAAACAAATAGGGTGAACCATACATGGCTAGACAAACAATAAACATAGGATCCGGCGTAAACAAAGGCGACGGAGACATACTTAGAGACGCACTTAAAAAAACAAACGAGAATTTTGAAGAAGTCTATAACACATTAGGCATTGCTTCAGGAACAGGCAGTTTTTTAGGACTTTCAGACACTCCTACTGCTTATCCTACAGATCCAAATTTATCAACACAAATAGTTACTCTTAATGCAACCAAAGATGGATTAGAATTCACCAGTGAAATTTCACCCGACAACATTACTGGTATACATCCTGTTGCAACTTCAGGCGACTATAACGATTTAATCAATGCGCCTTCACTAGCCAGCGTAGCACTTAATGGTAGATATAGTTCACTTACAGGAACACCAGCGTTATCAACCGTTGCCCTATCTGGAAGTTACAATGATTTACAAGACAGGCCTAATCTATCACAAGTAGCAGTAAGCGGTTCCTTTTACGATTTATTAAACAGACCGAGCGTCCCTGCAACTTTAATTGATCTTGGAATAGCAGATGGTACTAGCGGACAGGTTCTTTCAACAGACGGACAAGGTAATTTTGAATTTATTGATGCTGGCGGCGGTGCAGGTTCAAATCTAGATTGGAGTTACATAACAAACACTCCAACAACTCTTGCAGGTTATGGAATTACCGATACTATCTTTAGCGGTGATTATGCGGCATTAACAAATAAACCAACCATACCTACTGCAACAAGTGAACTTACAAATGATAGTGGATTCATAACAGCATTAACACAGAACGATGTTACTTCTGCACTAGGATTTATTCCATATAATTCTAACAACCCAGATGGATACATTACCGGTGTATCTAACTCGGACATTGTTTCAGCACTAGGATACCAGCCTAGTAACTTTGACGGCGACTATAATAATCTTGTTAATAAACCAACAACATATGATGAGTTACTTGACCTTACAGATGTAGATGATTCGAGTTTAGCCGTTGGAAATGTATTAGTATACAGAAATGTAAGTGGAACAAACGTTTGGAAATCAGAACCTTTAGATGTTCAAGATATCGCAAATATTAATACAACAGGAATATCAGATGGTAGCATACTTACATATAACGCCAGTGCATCGGAATGGCAAATAGGAACAGCACTTGCAGGTACAGATACATTAGACAGTGTTATCCAAAGAGGTGCTACTACAAACACATTAACAACATTCAGTGGTGGAATAACCACAACTAGCATAGCAAGTGCCACAACACTATCGTTGGGCGGAGATATATCATTTACAGTATCTAGTACTGTAGATGCAAATGGAATTAAATTATCCAACGTAGGCGATCCTACACTTGCACAAGACGTTGCTACAAAAAATTATGTAGATACAGCAGGATTTTTAACAAGTGAAGCAGATACGCTTGCTACAGTAACAGCAAGGGGACAGTATACCGCACAAAACTTAACGTTTGATGGCACAATTACACTTGGTGATGTATTAAACTTACCTATTCTTACAGCAGAACCAAGCAATCCAGCAGACGGTATGGTTGCTATTGCCAGTGGTGGTGCAGGTGAATGGAATCCTGGAGGATTAACAGACGGTACTAAACAGATGGTTGTGTACTTAGGTGCTTGGAGACAAATTGCATCAGGCGGCGGCGCATAATCAATAATGTTTACCCATAAAAAATTAAGATAAATATTTTTTTAATTAAGGAACAAATACAATGGCAACAGAAGCAGAATTAAAGCAGAATGTCTTTTCATACGTTAAGGCTATGTTAGGTGACGGTATGGTAGACGTTGAGTTAGATCCCATACACTACGAAGAAGCCATTGATAAATCCCTTTCACGTTATAGACAACGAAGCGAAAATGCCGTAGAAGAAAGTTATGTTTTCCTTAAATTAATTGAAGATCAAAACGATTATACCCTACCAAATGAAATAATTGAAGTACGTAAATGCTTTAGAAGATCAATAGGTTCACGTACAGGCGGCGGCGACGGCGGAACGTTATTCGAACCGTTTAACCTAGCGTATACAAATACCTATTTGTTAGCAAGTTCTAACATGGGTGGACTTGCAACCTATGAGTTATTTGCTGGATTTCAGGAAACAGTTGGTAAGATGTTTGGTAGTTTTATTGAGTTTAAATGGAATCACGTTTCAAAACAACTAACAATATTTCAACGTCCTAGAACAGACGAAGAAGTATTGCTCTTTACCTACAATTATCGCCCTAATGTGAGTTTACTACAAGACACATACGCTTTACCTTGGATCAAGGATTATACTTTAGCACTGTGTAAAATGATGTTAGGCGAAGCACGTAGCAAGTTTGCTACTATTGCAGGGCCACAGGGTGGTTCAACACTTAACGGTGATGCACTTAAATCTGACGCACAAGCAATGATGGATAAACTGGACGAAGAAGTAAAAACAGGCGTATCCGGTGGCGTTGGATATGGATTCCTAATTGGCTAATGGGTGAATTTAGCCACAAAGAAGCCCATAGGCTTTTTTGGATGGTTAAAGGCCACTTAGATTCCAGCGAACAAACAGTCTTTCAATCAGCACCAGGATACTTCAAACGATTATGGGGTAATCACGAAGCCTGTTATCGAGAAGAAGGTTTTGAAGAAGCATATCAAAAAATGTTTCACAATCGACTAGATAATTCTTGACTTTACTATAAATCTATAGTATTATTAAAAAATAACACTAACTAAGGATAACCATGAAGATATTCGTATCATCACTTGTTCTACTCTTTCTAGTAGGTTGTTCAGGTCACATCTATCCGCCAGCAGTAAAGTTTGGCAAGAAATGTTCAGTTTCTAATGATGGGCAAATAACTTACTCGTATGTTTGGTTTCACAAACAGGATGAAGAACTAAAGGCATCTAAAGAAGCCTGTAAAGAACTAGCGGACTAAATTATGATAATTGGAATTTGTGGACTGATTGGAAGCGGTAAAGGAACTGTGGCCGATTTGCTGGTTGACGAACACAACTTTCAAAAGGTTAGTTTTGCAGACAAGTTAAAAGACTCTGTCTCAACCATGTTCGATTGGGACAGAGCCTTGCTTGAAGGCGATACTGATGAAAGTCGTACATGGCGTGAACAGGTTGACAAATTTTGGACCAAAGAAACAGGTCGCACAATCACACCAAGATTGGTGTTACAGGAGTTTGGTACAGAATGTATGCGTAACGGCTTTTATGATAATATCTGGGTTAGTTTTGTTAAAAAGACTATATTAGATAACCCTAATAAAAGTTTTGTTATTCCAGATGTAAGATTTATTAATGAAATGTCAATGATCAAGGAACTTACCGGACAACTTTGGTGGGTTAGACGCGGACAATTACCACCTTGGTGGAGTAATGCTGTTATGGAAAACAAGATGGACATATCTCTTATGGGCATGAAAAGCGTGTTTGCTCCAGGAGAAAAATATGAAAATATTCATGCTAGTGAACGTGCCTGGGCATTAGATAACAGTAAGTTTGATGCAATAATAGAAAACAACTCAACCTTAGAACATCTTAATAGTCGGGTAAAAGATCTCCTTGTTTCCACTTCACCCCTTCCTTTTGAAGAATCCTTTGGCAATTAGCACATATTGTTTTTAAATTAGTTGGACGACAGTTGTCCAAATTACCGTCTATATGAAATACGTTAAACTGTTCCTTGTGCTTGCTCTTATGCCCGCACTTTTCGCATTGGTCTTTCTTTTCGTATCCTGCACGTTTCCACTTAGGTATTCCACGGCCGGTTCCTCCGTGCTTTGAGCATATCTCGCATTTCTTTCTATAGTAGACCTTTTTGTCCTTACGGTAGTTAACAGCCGCAGGTCTAAGGCCACAAATACATAGTGGACGCATAAAACTATTTATTCATTGCCCTTTTTTGCCCCTTTTTCGGCTTGTAAATAGCAGACGATTTGATAGAAAAGGCTAAATAACTATAACAAAGCTCATAAGCTCAATAGGAGAAAAATAAAATGGCATTATCATCACCAGGTGTACAGGTCAGCGTAATAGACGAAAGTTTTTACACACCCGCTGAACCAGGTACAGTACCTTTAATTATAGTAGCGTCTGCAGAGAATAAAAGTAATTCAGCAGGCACAGGAGTTGCACCAGGAACGCTTAAAGCGAATGCTGGCAACGTTTATCTTTTAACTTCACAAAGAGATCTTGCAGAAACCTTTGGTGACCCTGTGTTTAAAACAGATACAGGAAACAATCCAATACACGCAGGCGAACAAAACGAATACGGATTACAGGCGGCTTATTCATTACTAGGTGTAAGCAACAGAGCATACGTTGTAAGAGCAGACTTAGACTTAGGTCAGTTAGATGCTACAGCAACAGCCCCTGCAAACAATCCAGTAGACGGAACTTATTGGTTCGATGTAGCAAATACTACATTTGGTATTTTTGAGTGGAATTCAGCGCCTTTATCATCAGGCGGACAAGCATTTGTTTCTAAGACTCCTATTGTATTAACAGATGCAACTAAGGTTAACAGTAACACAGGCCTACCAAAGGCATCAGTTGGCGTAATTGGTGACTACGCTGTTGTTGGTACTACAAACCTTGTTAAAGTTTGCTTCAAAAACTACAAAAACGAATGGACACAAGTTGGTTCAAATGAATGGACTAAGAGCCAATTCCTTGTAGCAGGAAGTAAATCAAATCCAGCACTT